TTCTAGTCTGAACCACAGTTTCCTGAACATTTACCAACATTCCAGTTGCAGAGTATGTTACTTCTGCTGATGTTCCAGAATCGGTTGAATTATTTTGTTGATCGGTTAATCTGAAATCTCTATCCCCACAACGAAATCGAATAACCTCGGTATTTGGTATTTCAAACAACCCATCTATGTTCCCTTTATTATCAGTAATTAGTTTTGTTGTTTGTGATTTCACATAACTAAATGTACCAATAACAGATGATGTGTTTTGTGATAAAGATACCATTAACAAATCTTCTCCATTTTCATATATGATATCTGGATTAATATTATCCAACACTATTATTTCAACCTCAGTCTCAGACTTATATAAAATGTCAATAAGTCTCATTCGCTTACTAGAACTAGCACCCTGTAAAAATAATTGTACATCATTTTTTACGGCAGAACGAATGTCAATATCATCAACAAATGATGTCATTGACGAATACCTAGTAGCTATATTGGTCATAATAATAGAATTGATAAGAGAACAATATTTAGTAACATTTCTCCCATCAAAAAACGCAAACACTCTAGTATTTGGTTTTAACGCAGTTCCACGAAATATTACAACTCTTGACCTAATATATGGAATAATCGTAGTATTAAGTTCTCTATCCCCCAATCTTTCAGTTTTAATATCTTCTTTTAGTGTGTTAATAACACCAGCCTGTCTAGTTGTTATTGATGTTGATTGAATCTCTGTAGAAGTAGTTATCCTTCTAATTCCTCTCCCACGCATCAGCACTGAACTAGAAGACCATGATGAAGATTGTCCTGATATCCAAGAGTCTGTTATTTCCCCCCATTTAGTACCAAGTAAATCTAATTGTTCCGCATTTTCTTTAAAATTATTATATTCATCACGATTTATTGTAAGATCAGGTAGTCTTTCAACATCTCTCCAATTATCATTTGGTGGATTTAATAAAACATCTCCCCTGAATGTAAATACAGCATAAGGGTTCACATTAACATGTTTAGAACATTTTGGTTGTGTAATTACCAATTCTTCTACATATGGCAGCATTACAAGTCCATCTTTAATCGTATAATGACTTGAATTGTCGTTGTCAAACAAAAGATTAACATTCTTTTCAGAAAATTTTGGTCGTAATATACCAGATTCATAATCTATAGCACACTGATAATCTGGGTCTGATACATCACCGATATTATGTCCTAAAAATGGTTCTACTAAAAATCCATTTTTAAATTTATTATTACCATTAGAATCGGTTATTATCATATCAGTCGTCTCTTTTTCAAGCAAACTTAAACTAGTATAATATTCCAATTTTGATATACGTGTTTCCAATTTACGCATATCATCCATTCTATACAATTGATTGTCAACGGCACTATATAACACATCTTTCGGTGTTGATGTATACTCGGTTGCTTCCACATTATATAATAACATACCATCAATAAAAGAACTGGGTAAAATTGGCTTTAATGATGCATTCCCATATTGAATATTAAACATACCGTCACCACTTAAAAATATTCTATCTTTTCTTTTTAAATATAAACGATAATCTGTAATAATACTAGTACCACTTAATGGATACCTAACAGAAAAAGTATTACTACCAAACACATCACCACGCCCAAGTATTGAATTATGTATATTAGCATATATGGAAGATGGTCTAAAATCCATATATCCAGACAACCGAACTGATTTATATGTCGGAATATCCTCATATAACGTATTACGATACGAATCTACCGTCGCATAATCACCAGAACCATGTTCATAATAATCATAAACAACTGCCATTCTTCCTATAACTGGATTTCTCCCACGCTTAAGATTTATTACAGAAATATCATATAATCCATCACGCTGTCCGTCATCTAATTCATAATTATCAGTGACATCATATATATTCTTAATTGAAACACCAACTGGTGTTCCATCGGCGTGAAAATCCCCACGCCCCCAATCATAAGGATCCGTTGGATCTATGGCAAAATTTATATTATATCGGCGTGTCATCTCGTCAAAAAATGGATTATCCGTTTTATTTGTTGAATATAACGGCTCATCCCATGGTGCTATGCCTTGTCGTTCATAAAAATTCCAAGCATCCGCAGCAAATTTCAAATGTACATCCGTCATTTCGTTAATAAATAATACATTTCCATCTAAATCTATACGGAAATAAAGATTTGTCTCTAAAATCTCACCACCAGATGCATCTACAGATAAATCATATACCCGTATTTTAATTACATCAGAATGTTTTAATTGAACAGAAGCCATTGTAACACTTGTCCCACTACTATCTGTCAACTTATTATCAATAAGATACTGGGAATTTATAATATCTTCATATACATCTAAATCAAAAGTAGTGCCTATTACACCGTTTAAATCATCTGTTAACCAACCCCTATCAAATGTTGTTGGACTGTCTGTATCTATACCTGACTTGTCTACTAACGTGTATGGTAAATATACATTATTACGGACTTTTGATTTAATTTTTTCTATTGCTTCTGTTTTAATTAATGTTATTATTATATTATAATCAACATTAGTCTCAATAGTTACACTTGAACGTAATTTTAATTCTGTAAAATCCTGATTAACTATATATCCATCGGATTCTATTGGAAAACATTTACCGACTCCCGCATCAGAACCAACCTTATATACAATAACCCCCGATGCATCAAACGACATAAATCTATCAAATGAAGTGATAGGTAAAACGAGTTTTAATTCATTAGACCCACCTTCATCTTGAATACGTGACTGTTGATTTATAAATGTTTGTTGATATGTATATGACGTATCAATGGTAATAGTACCAGATATATCATCAACATGTCTCACCGTTTGAATATATGGAGTCTCAAACTCTGCCATACTTCCACCACCATCATTATTAATAACAGTTGCAGAACTAATACGGCCACCATTTTGTGTTTCTATTAAATTTGAATTTCCGCCGGCATCAAAGGTGCCGACTCCAGTATTACTCCATTCAACAGAACGGACATGACCACCAGATTTAAATACATCTGAACTAACTGTAGTCCCATCAAAATAAGTTGAAGAACCAATATGTTTAACTAATATTGTTTCACCGACTTGATTATATACCATACCCCTAGTTTTAGTATTATCTTGATGTGCTAAAAATATCAATGGTTTGACAATGCCACTTTTCACAATATTAGAACCAACCCCTGTTGATGATAATTTATATTGATGCAAAACATTACCACAAAACGACCACACCCCACCCGTAGTATTAGCCGTTCCTCGTAGTCCTACTGTTGTGTTACTACCGCCAATAGACCTGATATGAGATGGCGTATATTTTGTGGGGGTATTATACATATTGTTAAATTTTAAATCATAAATATATATTTTAAAAATACCAGATTCTTCTTCTTCTCCATTTGGTGTTGATATATTAGCATTAATGCTAGACAATCCAGTATTAATAATATTAGGTTGAGTTCCTTGAACAAATTCGACTGATTGTATTTTAGCAGTACCAACAATATCAACCTTATACGGATTATCTGACAATGGGTCATATTCGGTGTCATTCCGTGAAGGATTTTCTACATCTTTCCAATTATATAAATTGCCATCAACAAATGATGTTTCATCATTCGTTAACATGTTAGATATGGTTATCAAACCACCACCAGTTACCGCTAAATTGTCAGTATGTTTTCTAATAGAAAATGTCGAAGTTCTTTCTGATATCATAGTACTGAACAAATTAACAGTAGAATTTATTTCAGGTAAACCATTAATATCAGATACATATAAATATTTACCAGATTTATATGACAAATATGCACTATTTCTTTGTATAGTATTGGTAGATCGTTTATATGGTATAAATACTGTAGTACTACTACTTATTCTATTACCTTTAACATACGCTATACCATTCTCTATACCTATTGCCAAATGATCCCTAAAAACAGACATCATTTTATCATGACTTTTCCCTGGATAAAATATTTCAGAAGAAACTATTAAATTTTGTTCTGGATATTTTTCCACATCCCTCACAGTGACATGATGATAATGTCCCACCTCATTTACGTCATCATATAAATCTGTATGTTTAAAATTCATAGAAATGAAATCATTCACCGACATAAACGTCCGAAATGCAATATCATTTACAGTCTTGATTCCATTATTATCAAATTCATCAAAATAATTTCTAACATCAAGACTAAAAGACTTTATTGTGAAATTACCAGATTGTTCATATGTACGTAATGCCATAATTTCTGAAATTAAAGCATAATCCGTTCTACTAAGTATACGTTCAATTTGTCCATCATTTATAGAAATAAGTTGTATAAAATCATTACTTACTGGGCTATCATATTCTATTTTTTCCAACAACAAAGAAACTTTATATCTGTCAGCACCAGGCGCATTAAAATTTGGACTACCTTGTGCATTATCATATAAAGAAGAATCCTCATACACCGATACAATTTCTTCTATAACACGCAATCCAACCTTATATGTTGGTCTATTAGAATACCAATTCAATGATATTGTCTGTGCATGAACACTCACCATATTACCACCAACATAATATATACCAGCATCAATATGTGCTAAGGAAGACTTGCCAGTCGGATATCCGACACTAATGTCTAAAACTTCACATTGAAAATTACTTTTAAGTACTGCTGTTTCAATACCATTAGGGTCTAGTATATATTGTGGTGATGTGTCTAATATAGAACCGTGTTTATATTCATTAACAAACTCTACATCTAATGGTTGCCACGTATGGTCTATTTGTACTTGACATTGACCTTCAGTTGGATATAATGGAATATTTTCAGGGTCAGATACTGCCTCTTCATTAGTGTTAATATTAAGACATTTCCCGTTATTAATAATAGTGCTGCCAGCTATATATTTTAAAAATAATGTATCATGATATCTATTATCACCATCAATACCAGATTCTACATGAATGACTTTCGCCATAATACCATCATCACCCTCACCATATATAGTGGGGGTCTTTATTAAAATCCTACCTAAAAAATCATTAACATTATTATATGTGTTATTACCTCCCGCCGTTGACCGTATTTTTATATAATCAACATTAGTGTCAACAGAAGATTGTCCGGGAATTACAATAGAACCATCTTTAAACAAATGATCAGAAAGTGATGATATTTGATTTTGTAATATTGATTGTATTTCTATCAATTCCCTGCCCTGAATAGCATATCCAGGTTTAAACAGTACCTTTAAAAACCCATCAGTAGACGCATAATCATTATGATAAGGTATAGTATTTAAGTTTATACTCATATGTTAGTTCTCATTTTTATATAGTAAATTAATATAGTAAACATCTTGATACATTTAAAATTCAAAAACCACTTTAATATCTTCAATCTGATCTATAGCTCTAGAAACCGGTTGTCTATTCTCAATATATAACACACGCCCAAGTCCTGGTAAAATACATAATGTACGCAAATCAACAGTGCCAGTACCAGTACTCACGGTTGATCCAGGATTAGTGGTATATTCTGGATGATTTGGACCCCTATATTTATCTTTAACAGCAATCAATTGGGTCTCTGCATCAACCGGATCACTTATAATACTGACTTGTCTAAACACAGACTCATCTCCATCTACAGGAAACATGGATATGTTCATACTATTTTGCTCATCATATTCCAATTTCATAGATATCATTGCATAATACCCACCCAATTCTTCTACTGGATTAAACCCATGTCCGTGTTCTGGTGAAATAATAGCCCTTGCTTGACAAATAACAGAAGGTTCTGCAACTTCACCATTCGCATTAGTTGGACTCAAACTTAGTCCCAATGGATTTACTCCAATTATAGTAGAACCAATAATAGTATACCCTCTTCCCTTGTTAACTATTCTAATAGAATGCACTTCTCCATTAACTACATCAGCATAGGCACTGAAGTTTTCCCCATTGCCATCATCAATATATACTATTGGAGCAATAACATAAGAAGTAGCACCTGATAATTCACTAGGACTGAATGCTCCTGATAATGTAAATTTAAAACTAGTACTTGTTAAACTACCAGAAGTAAGTGTTCTCCATGCACCACCAGAATCGCCAGTTGTAGTAGTTATTACAAAAATACCATACCCGTTATAATTTAACCCAGTAGTCGTCAAACCACTCAGACCGCTGGTCCACTCATAATCAACTGAACTAGACAATAGTTCATTAGTGCCTTTAGTAATAGTTATTTTTTTATTATAACCACCACCACCACCATGTGTAGTCACCAACGCATCTGGATCACTAAGATCATCTGGTAAAATTCTGACATGTTCTATTCTTCCTGATTTATTAACATCCATAGCATTTTCTTTAACTGCCCATTGAAGAATATCTGGATTAGATACCGCAGCACTTGCGGTGTTAGTTGTAGGTTCTACCGTGAGAAATTTAACTGGTATATAATCTTTAGTTAAATACTGTAACGCATCAAACAAATAAATAGAATACATATATTTCCACGTATACCCATCATTCGTATCAAATGGTTTATCCAAATCTTTGATTGTCGGTTTTATTGTTGATGGAACTTTAGACACACCAACCGAACCAACTGTCCATTTAGAATTATTAATACATTTATATACACGATATTCATTATCATGAGACACTAAAACATATCCATTAGGTATAATAGATTCACTTCTATAATCATCATACATTTCATATATTGTACCAGACTTCCAATCAACTCTGGGGGCACATAATGTTACTGTATTTGGTTCAATCTTTTTAATCGATGTTAAATTATTAACAACATCAAATGCACCAGATACTGAATCAGATGGTGTTGGTGGATTTGAATCATCAAACCATGGTATAGAATTGCCTATGCCTAGATACACATTATTATAATGAGACGCCGTATAATATAACCACGTTATGTCACCATCATCTAATGCACCAACAAGGTGCGTTGGTCCTGAAACTCCGTTGCTTGTTCCCGAATCACCAATATTAATATATATATTCTTATGATAAATGATACTATCATTCTTATTATAAGGTGTATTTGGTGCCCATGGTGATGCACTTAATTTCACGGATTCAATGAATTGTTGGGCATTGAAAATCCTTAATTTATTTGTTATAATTGCAGACATATTTTATTCCTTTCTGTTAATTTTGTTAATTAATCTATCAACTCTTTTCTATTATTTATATCACTATTATATACTCGTTCCATTTTCATAATACTAAAAGCATAACGCAGTGCATCATTATATATATTCTCCCAATCATCACCATATTGGCTGTTATCAACTGAGGATAAAAATCCAAGTGGTGGGTCTCCACCTTGAGACCGAGAATCATTATGCGTAGATATTCTGCTTTGCACCAATTCGAAAAGGATATCTATCTGTCCATTGCTGAAATGACACATATCATTTACATTAGATGAAATGCTAGTATTTACTTTTGAAATAAAAACCACTGGTTCGTGTCCTATATTTATTCTTTTATGAAAGTTGGATTCTATCATATCTTGAGTAACACCAAACATCTCATTATCTATATACCATTGTGGTGTATTATAAAACTTCATTCGTTCTAAACCTTTCCAATTCATACCCAACGTAATTGCATTCTTTGTATTATTATTATTTTCTAATGTAATAAATAATCGTTTCGGTCTTATAGATAATGCAGAATCAATAACAGCATGATAATTGCGGTCATACATAGATTCTAATGATTGTATTGATGTGGTTGGCCATAAATGATCAGTATAATCAGTAATACCTTGACTCTTATATATATAATGGTCAAATCTATCAGATTGTAATATCGGATTAAGTATGACATCAATTACTAATTGCGATTCTTCTATATTTAAATTATGAAGTTCAATTATATGCATATCTCTCAACGAGATACTACCGCTATTATTAACATCCCATCTAGCAACCCCATCGATTTTTTCTTGCAAAAACTCATTTAATTCATAATCAATGGGATCGTAACCACCTATATGTTGTTGGATTTCTAAGTTAACGGCGGTTATGATTTTACTAGTATCAACATTATTATATTTCCATGCATGAGAAACTATATGAGAAGACCACAAACGTTCACTACTATTACCATCTCCATCTTCATCTAAAGATATATCAACAACTACTCTTGAATCATAAAGTTTCTTATATCCAGTATATATTCGTTCACCATTAACCATAATTGCTGATTCTGGTCTATAATTTAAATGTGGTGATACCAATATTTCATCTGGGTCTGTGAATCTATGACTAAGAACGTCCCTATATTCATTTCCACCCAAAAATCTAAATTTAGTTCGTTCTAACGATTTAGATGTAACACCCAAAGACGGAACATCTTCCCAATATTTATGAAGTCTAATAACCATTTTATCGTCACGTACATCTGACCCAGATCTTTGGCTGCCAACCCAAAAATTAGAACTTTCATCAACACCACTTCTGCTTATGCTATCAAACCTGAATTCAACATCATTAGGATAATCATATGCGCTACTATTTTCACCATAATAACCACCTGCACCTTCTCCTATTGGTATATTACCACTACTTTCAATATGTTTAACTGTAAATATTATATATTTATCATCTTGATGATACTCAATACCTACAATAATAAATTTACCCCAATTCCAAGAACTTGTATTATAATTCATAACACTTCTGTTTTTGAATATAGTGAAATTTGTTCCAATAATATCATCATTGTAAAAATCAACCATATCATATTCATTTTTATCCACATTAGTATCACGATATTTTGTGAAATAATTACTAATATATGATATGTGATTCACACCAACAAATCTAACATCTGACCAAGACATGTTATCTACCGAATTACTCTCGTCTAGAGAACTGTCATAATATATAACATTAATATCAGACGCATATGAACCACCAATGCCAAAGTCATGAGACCATCGCAATATATCTACATAATTAAAAGAAGTGCCTATTGGTATTTCAGTTATTCTAACCTTCGCAAAACCAGCATTATAATCTGGGACTTCAACAGGAGACCCGCGGTCGAGATCAACCCAAGATACTTTATTGTCAAATGTCACTTGAATCTTAATACCATTTAAATCTTCTGGATCAGCCGCATGCCCATAGACTTGATGTAACTCTAAAACGTCGGGTTTCCTAGAATCAAGATGAATTCGGCGGTAAGGACCGAAAGTGCGTTTTAAATCAATTTTGACTTCAAAACCTGAAGAGTGGGTCAGAATAAACCCAGGACTGTTGACTGTATCTAGATGATGGGCACTGAAGAGGGCATATCGACCTGCACCTAGGCGGTGATCAGGATAATAAATGTTGTTAGAGGGGTCACTATCAACATCAACGCCAGATTTGAGCCCTAACATAGTTGATTGAAGATTATCATATCTAACTGTATTATGATGTCCACCAGAATAGAGATTATTAACATTAACAACATCTGTTTTATAAACAATATCTCCCGATATATCATCCTTTTCAAGTCCTTTTGTCCATACCCCCAAACCATCCATAACATCAACAGTGATTTCAACGTTTTTAATTATATTAAATCTTAAATATGGAACGCCCTTAGTTTTACTTGATCTTATGAACGTATCGGTCTCTAATACAAACTCCCCAAACACTTCAAATCCAGCTGGATGGATAACTTTTTTAATTATATCTCGCCATTTATCAATAGTTACCGTACTACGTAACACATACGAATAATCTTGCCATAACATACTATCTTGACATTTCACAGAATTAGATGGCATTGAATCTTTTTCTGATAAACTATATCCTACACGTGAGCAAACGATTCCATTATTTAATTTTATTTCAGCATTCCCATTACCCTTACTCACCAAATCCAAAATAGGTTTAACTTCATATCCAATGCCAAAATCATTCCATCTGTTCGCCAAACCAGGAACATAACTACCTATAACAACCGTAGAAATCCCACCTATATCGTCTGACACACATCTTAAAATCGCACCACTACCTTTAGAAACATAATCACCACTCTTACCAGAAACACCCACACTAGGCAAAGTTTTATATCCGCTTCCACTACTATACAGATGTAATGAAGAAATCCCCCCAACAGATAGATTATGATATTTTAATGATACGGTATACCAATCCGGCAACATTAAAGGAATACGTATATGTCCTTCTTTAGTGCCATCATCCCAGATATTATTAATATCTGTATATACATTATTATGTTCTTTTATATCTTTTAATAAATAATAATCAACATTATGGTTTTGTACCTCCCATTTTACCTCGGCGCCAAATGTCCAAAAACTAATATCACCACCAACTGGTAATATTATTGTTATTGTTGATACTCCAGTAGTAACGTCTAATACAACATTTACTGGTATTTTAGCAGCACCAAATAATTCCGGTATTCCAAAATGAGATTTAGAAGAAATAATAACATGATACACCCCACTTACTAATCCATACCCATTAGAAAAAACGATATCCGACCACAATTTACCATTAGATGGTGTTTCTTTTAACCTACCAAGTTTCTCATCTGTATCAGTCTCTTCCCAATAATCAAAATGTAGGTCTGACATAACTGGATTTATTCTATTAATATTCTTATATATAGTTATATAAGAATCAGAATATAGTCCGGTGTTTTCGTCCAATATTGGGTCATTAATAGAATATTCGTTTGAATTAATAATTCTACTATGAATCATAGGATTAGAAGACCACATCCTTAGATAATTATTCGTATCCTCTGTATCATCTGGAAGTTTGTCAAATCTATGTCCTTTTGTTATTCTAAACGTTGCAAAGTCACCATTACAATGAGTAGTAGATTCTGTTGGTATGGTTATCTCACCATCAATTGTTTCAGAAACAATTGAACGTCTTGCTCCAATCAGAAATTCATCTTCTAAATGAGTACCTTCAGTAATAAAATATTTATCAAACTCACTTCTAGTTAACATCTCTGATATGATATTAATATAAAATGCCCAATAATATTTTTTAGAATTTAACATCTCAGTTATAATATCAATATCATCTGAAGTATCAGAATTTTCATTAATATCATACCTTACAACGCCGTTCACCGACTCCTGTAAAAACAACATTAACGCATCGTCCTTTGAAGTTATATTAGAATCATTTATAGAATTAATCTCATGAATAACAGCACTAATCGCATTATCCCAACTATAAACCATACTTTGCCAATCATTAGCATACGGGCCTTCTGTTATATTACATGTATAGAGTTCACCACCATCTGTTATAACAAACGACTTCAAATATGTCATTGAAGTGGCTTTACCATTTAAATATAAACTTGCCACACTAGATTGGAAATCAATTTCTACCGTAATATGAATCCAACCACTGTCTGAAACTTCAACATTATCATAATCAATAACACCAGCATCTTCCATATCCATAGAAAGTTCTGTTTGATGTCCTTCTGGTCCAAGAACTAAAACAAACTTCAATTTATCATTAAACTCTCTTTGTACTAATGTCAGTTTATTTGGGGTTTCACTAATATATTGTGATGCCAATGAAAAAATAACTTCCTCATCTGACCAATTAGGCGGATTTAAATTATAATTAAAATTTGGATGATACCAAAAATCTATAGTAAACTTATAAGTTTTATCATCTGCCGCATTAAATTCTGGTGATAGCAATTCACCAACACCATTAATTTTAACATACCCATCGCCATCATCTCCAAAAGTCATATGTTCTGTTTTATCAAACACATGATAATTTTCATCAGATCCAGTAGAAGGTATGTATTTGCCATTAGCAACTAAACATGAATGACTATTTAACATGTTCGTATCAATACGTTCATAACTGATAGAACTGTTCGTATAAACCATAAAATATTCCGCAGGTATATCATTATAATCTACTATATAATTCTCGGTATCAATATTAAACCCGCTAATCCATATAGCAGGTTCTGTCCCAGAATGAGGTAATATAGTCACTACTGATATGCCATAAGTTGATGATGGATTACTAAAGCTTTCAATATCAGTATATACTGATACTGGTATATATGCTGGCGAAAATTTACCTCTTGTACTAGTATTGCTATTAGAAATTGACACATAATAATTGCCACTTCTTAATCCATATCCATTTACAAACGTTAACTGATCAAAGTTTGATGGTATTTGGCATGAGACTATATCAAGTGAACCATTGGCAAAAAATAAATCGGGGGATATTGATGATAATATTGGGTCAACTCGATGATTCTGAATAACTCCACAGACACTATCGTGATTTCCAAATGACCCTAAAAGAATTGAATTCTTTTCTATAATTAAGTCATTAGCATAGTCTATAAAATTATTACCACCAAAATTATAAAAGGTGCCACCAAGTAAAGCATTAGTTTGAAAATCTAAAAGTAAAATATTATCATCATATTTATCATCCGCATTGGATATAATAACTTCAACCTCAGTAGAAATCTCAGAATTATATATTTTATTATGATATCCAATATTATATGAGTGAGTTCTAGCATAACTATCTTGTACCCATTTCATAGAAATATATTCGGCACTATTAGTACAACTAGATATAACACCAAAAACACCAGTACCGCCAGTGCCCAACTCATTGAATTCCAACACTTCACCTGTAATATAATTCTCGCCAGCAGATTCCACAACAACACCGTCAACAGAACCAACTCTAACAGATGCAACATGACAATCAAATCCACTACCACTGCCCGGATCTATCATATTAAATGCAAGTGATTCTCCAACATTATAACCACTTCCACCATGAATAACATCAATTGAGGATATAACTACATATAAACTTTCAGTAAACGAATTATTATCATTATCCGTTATTGTTACGGATTCCCCTTTAATAAATCTACCAACCATATTAGAAATGAAATATTCCTCTACTGGACTAAGCTCGATATAATATGAAAGATGTCTGTCTATAGTTGCCACAGAACCACTAATATTGCCAACCACCAATTTAGGGTTATATGTTTCATCATTATAATTAACAGCAACACTATATCTATCTATAAATGGCACACATCGTATACTTTGTTGTATTTCCCATGTATTATCACTTGGCTTAAAAGTATATTTACTTGGATAAAAAAAGTCAACATCTTTTTGGAAAAAAAGATTAAATAAAAATTTATATGACTGTTCCGTTCCTTTGTTAGAATAAAATGTCTTCATAAACTTTATAAGTTTAGACCTGTCTGCAACAACTTTAATATTATCACTATTAGTATTAGAACGTCTTTCTATCTCAGTTTTACTAATATATGTTGTTGATATTCTATAAAGAACACGAACTACTGTCTGTGATTTAGGAATCCATCTTGTCTCATTTATAGGATCTTTAAAAACGATTATACCGTCTTCTATGTTATAATAATCATTAGGTAGTTTTACAAAATCACCACTAGACATATCATATTTCATATCAAATATTAAATTGTTAAATACCCCACCATCCAATACTTCAACTTTAAACATCATAAAGACTGTTCCTACAGGAACATGTATATCATTATTAATATTAGTAATATTGATATAAGGAACTTCCCACAAACCGCCATTTAATTGACACGAACTTTGTGTATTATATCCAGACACAGTACATGACTTGTTGACCCCATTATCAAATTTGACAAATAATTTAATATTATTATCAAATAAGTCTAATTTTATATTAGATAAATAAAGAATAGACATGAGAGGATCTGACACACTACCAATAGTAAAGATATGTTCTTCATTCCCGACCGCGTTGCCATTGCCATAGAATATATAATTTCTGATATATTGTGTTATAATAGGAAGATGATACGAATCTCCAGGTTCTATAATACTTACCTCATTAACTGATTTAGATTCGGAAACATTAAATTCAATTTGACCATCTCTCCCGATTCCATCAATATCTTCCACCTCTACAATATATTTTCCTGGAGTTAAAGAATGCCCAACATTATATAAACTAGCACCACTTATTAATGTCTCATCTTCATCATCAATCATGACAGAAGTCAATGCTCCTGAAGAATTTTCAATCTCAAATTTGAATTTAGGTAAAATACTATAGTTAGTTGATATTCCAAAACCACCATGCATATTTAATTTATTTAAAAAATCAACACGTAATGATGATGAACTTTGATTATATCCAGACCCGTTCTCTATTATAATCGGGGATGTAATACTACCAGATATTACTGTAACTTCAAGTATCCCACCTTGTCCGTCGTTACCATCGAACCCCCCAACATTAAGAGCATATACACCATCCGTCCACCCATATGATGGATATATAACAATAACTTCATATAACGACCCCAATTGTCCAAGAACAAATTCAAATCTAGGATATTCAATAATAATGTTAGAAGGGTTAAATCGAAGTTCGTTAATAAATTCGGAAATATCTGAAGAAGATCTTGACACAAATGTATCAATTTCATTATATAATGGAACAGTAGTTGTATTTACTTGATTAGAAAGTAGTGGTATGCCATTTACATCAATAGGTATAAAAAAAGAATTTAAATCTGGATTAATATATACTGAAATATCATCTACTTTTTGTAAAAAACTTTTATCGTTATAATATGAAGGTTCATAATGTGATAAATTGAATTGAGAAACTACACCATTTCCGACAAAATTATCAGAAGAATATGTTACCGTAGAACTTTCACGATTTCTTAAATTTAATTTATTTCTACGAGTATTACTTTCATTCGTTTCATCTATACTATTATTAATAGTAATAACTGTTGGCATATCAAATGCCATTTCTTTAATATAATATTGGCCAAATAAATGAGAAACATTATCTATATCAGAATCTTGTAATAATCCAGCAGAAACCCCTAATGGATTACCATCTTGTGCCATCCATTCATAATATAATTCTAAAAATTCAATATATGTGTTATATTCACCAGACTCACGCATCCAAGACGGAATTTGTTCTGATATGTCATCTGTCAACCATTTTAATTTAGAAGTGTCCATAATATTAAATTATATTTACTGATCTTACTGAAGAATTTTCAGAACTATAAAATAAATCATTATCCATTATATCTATAGATATATTAGTTTGATCTATATATAATATTTGATTACCCCTTGGATATATATCATCCGATGTCAAAGAACATGTAACCGATATATCAGTATAATAATCACTTTCTAATACAATAATATTATCAATACGCACTAATCCTTTATTATAATCACATATACCTTTTAAATATGTATTAACTATGAATTCACCTTCTGTTTCCCCCTTTCTATGAAATAACAAATGACCATCATGTTTTTTATCATCAACAAAATGCCACAAAAATTCAGAATCCGGGATTCTGAATTCAGAAGAACGTACCGTACCTTTCTTTATTTTATTAGAAAAGTTAAAAATATAAGTATATGGCTTACCATGTCCAGGGATGTCTTCATTAACTCTAAGAACAATATCCGTTAAATTATTTTCAATAGAGTGATGTGTATTATCTATCATCGCAAGAAACTTAGAATATCTAAAATAATCACCAAAACTATTTAAATCTTCTTTAGAAAATCTAACAACTTCATCATAAACCATATTTTTAATATCATCAGAAGAACGAGTTGTTTGATCCGAATTGTACTTAATCATAATTTTAATACCCAATTTAATATATTTTGGACTAACAATAATAGGAGAAATACCAAGCATAGAATGATTACGTTTTAAATCGTATTCTATATTACTGCGTTCCACTTCTGATATATAATCACCAAACTTAGGTCTTATTGATATAAATATACTTCCATATCTAGGTGGTATGTTATCTTCCCCACCCCAAACATTTAAAGATTCAACTAATGGATATACTTCTTTAATAATAATTTTATAATCCTCTAATGTGACTGCTCGTTTTTGTGAAGAAAATGCTCTTGGTGCTGCGTGTCTTATTTCTTCTAAAGTTTCTTTATCTCCACCGCCAAATGTTTTAGAATTTATAAAAATCGATGATTCATCAATACCTAAAAACGAAGTATCAACTATATTGTATAACGGATTCTCTGCGTCGTTATCAAATATAATACCTTGCCCTATTCCGTTAGCCGCAGATCCAACGCAATCTAAATATGTAACTTTAATCAGGTCATTAGATGTCAATTTTCTACCAAACACACCATCACCAAAATATATTTCATATTGTTCATTGATACTCTCTTGCAAGAAAAAAACCAAACTATCTTTATCTAACTTCATATTATCACGTTCTAAATAATACTCTGATACATTATCACTTTCCATATCAGAATATGTAATAAAAACACGAAGAGTGTCTGTATCTATACCACTATTATTTAATATGAATTTTTGATTTATATCCGACTCATCATAATAAAAATATTCTTCTATTACATTCCCCTGTAATAATATAAAATCATCTAATCTAAACACATCATACTTACGTCCTTCAACACCACCAATAATATTCGAATGAGTACGTACTGCATATCCTTCTTTTTCAGGATAAAAACTCCACGGCATTCCGTTTTTACGATTCAATTTAAATTTAGCAGATCTAGTGATGGGTAAAAATCTAGTAGGTAATGACTCAGAATCTGACCTTATTTCAACAACGGCAATAAGATTAACAGAAACTTTAGCACATGTATTAGATTTGGGTATATATCCTAATAATTTACACTTGGATATGACATTTTCCCGTATTTGAGCAGTATCTAAAAACATCTCAGATGCTATCATATTTAAATAATATGCATGATGATGTGTATTATATGCTAAAATATCTATTAATGAGTTTAAAGCAGATCCCTCAAAATCATAACTATTAAAAGTTTTATTTGTTGGGTGATTTCTCATATAATCAATTATACTAGATTTTATTTCTTTAAAATCTAATTCTGCAACTTTTATATTCTTTTCCATATCTATCTTACTCTATATAATGAAATTGATGTTGATATTATTTCGTTACTATTTGATGTTAGGGTTCGATATTGCAAAGTAATTTCAAACCCACCGTTAACATCATTGTCGGATTCTTCTAATGATATATCAATTATATCAATTCTCGATTCAAGTGTCTGCAAAGTTGTCTTAATACCCTCAAGAATTCGTCTTATATATATTTTGTCGTTTAAATTCTCAAACAACAATTTACCTATACTTGTACCAAATTCCATACTAAACACACGTTCAGAATTATTAGTTAATAAAATATTCTTCATAGATTGAGACATTGCGTCTTTACCATACAATATATTTATATCACCGGCAGTATTTAATCCATTATGTTCTGTATTTTTTGAAAAAGTTAAATCAAAATCCTTCCAAAAATCTTCCTTTTTATTTAAAATTGTAGTATTATATGACATATCTTTAATTTAAATTTATTTTTGGAGCACGTAACACAATACTCTCATTACTAATATTTATATATTTCCCACTAACATCCGAATCCCAAACGCCCTTAACTTTAATATTACAATCACCAGAAACTACTATATTGATATTACCTTCTATATGCATGTTCTTATCCCCTTTAATAATCTCATAATCGTCCCCAATTATTTTAGTAACCCTATCTCCATTTGGATGATATTCTTCAAATGATCCACTTCTATGATAAGTATGTATACGTTCTCCACCAGGAGTATCATCAAATTCTTGATGATGTCCAGATTCAGTACTAATAACTTTATTATATGGATATATTGTCTTATATTTAGTTGTGGGTTCTTTAAACAATGCATTAGAAACAACAGAATCAATCTTATCTTTAACAATAGTATCAGAAGTTTTATCCCCCCTAGACAATCTATTAACATCTGACTCACCAACAACAGAATTATGTATCGGAGTTTCGTTCAAAGATGGATATTTATTGCCAGTATCACCAAATTTAACTGTCGTGATATCTGGTGATTTAGGTATACCAGGAATTGTACCAAAAAGAACTGGTTCCTGATTACCTATGCTGTCAATAAAAAATCCCACAACCCACGCACCAACTAATATTCCAGTGGGCGATATACCAACACCAGCAATAGATGCTGAGGTAATTGGCATGATTGGTGATGCCCATGGTAGTCCATCTGTTGGTAAAATAGAAGAATCGTGGGTATGTGCCGCCAATATACGAACCCTACATCTACCTATTTTTAATGGGTCATTAATATCTTCTACAACACCATAAAACCAAATAAATTTATCCTTTCCTAAATAGTCCAATATTTAACTCCTTAATTTCGGAAATGTTACAGCAGTACGATCTTTTACTGCCGTTATCTTCATATAATATCCCATACTACTCATCTTGTGAGTTAACTTTATAATTAACCATTTTCCATAATATGACGGATTATTATACGATTCCTTACTAGTACTTTCTCTAAAAAGTGGTAAATCTATACCTATGATATCACCAACTGCAATATTAGTATCACCAAACACATTCAATTCTATTTTAAAATTATCAAATAATTGCAACCCATATTCTCTAGATAATATATTCTCTGATCTATTATAACTATTATATTTATTGTGTGGGGTATATGATATTATTTCGGGATTATGGTGTAATCCATTAGATTTTGATATGTTAGATTTATCAAGTAAGGGGTTATTGGCAGATTCACCATCACGACTTTCAATATATTGTTCTGAGTTTTTCCAATACGAATGTGTGGATTTATTAACTTGTCTAGACAATATATCACAACTAATATTAGTAGAATTGTACATACCCCCTATAATATTACCCAACACATCAAAATTAGATACTATTTTCCACGTATCTATTATATTAATACTTGTTATAAGATTTGTGGGGTCTACCTCTCCAATATAATATTCCGCCTTTTTTTCCGGATAAAACAAGTCTTCTATTGGTTTGAATACATAATTCCTATTATTCTCAAAAAATACATAAGCAGTGGACCCACTCTTATATGCCAATGTAGACAACCAACGTATTGCCGCAAATGGTGCAATATTGGGAATTACTAGTTCTTGTTTATCATCACTTTTGCTTATGATTAAAGACTTACTTGCATTGAATTCTTCAAATATTTTTAATGCAATAGATGCCGCATCATTACTAAAATATCTAGATATTTTATATTCATAATTTTTTACAAGGTCAGATGTAACTAAACTTAATTTATAATTCAACTGATGTCTGGTAGTTTCCACCTCTGATATCATATACACCCATAATTTTAAATATACATATCTAGTAGAAAACGCACTTTTATATTTAATAATAACACGCTCTTGTCCTATAATTGGTAAATTTGATATTATTTCTTCAGTGTCATTAATATATAAATCAACAGAAATACTAGACATCATTATATCTTCTGAAATTATAAGTTGTTCATATGAGCTACTAAGATCCAAAACATTACCATTATGAGAAGTTATTTGTAATAACTCTATCGTATGATCTCCTAATGATTTAGGTATAGATGATACTCCAACGGTATTTAAACTCATAATTCAACCATTCTTTTAAATTCAGATAAAAACTCAGGAATTGAATCTTGTTTTAAAACTCGTATATTGCGCTTTTCTTCATTATTTGAAAAATTATAGTCGTATTTACTAATCAGTTTAAATGAATTCTGTTCATTTAAACTTAACTTTTCATATGTATACGGTGATACTTTATAATCTTCATCAACAATAGTCTCACTATTATTATACTCATCAACAACAACCCTGCTTGTTAACTTAACATAACAATGTGGTATTATCATAGAATATCTAAGACTGCCATAATCACGTATAATTTTTTTATTAAAACTTTCTTCATTTAACGGCCAATCATCATATTTATTAATCATATTATTAAACAATAACACGATCCAATAATAACCAGAATCACCATAGTATTTCTCTGCTATAATTTCTGGGTCATCTTCATCACGAACATACCACGATTCCCATGTATACGGATTATCGATGTATGTCTGTGGAACTTTAACTTTTATAAACAAATTCTTAACCTTTCTGGGGATATTATCATAATTAATATACATATCATCAACTTTGTTATAAGTAGATTCTGTACCTGAAACAAGAACTTGTTTTTTTAAATTTGGAATATAATTGAACATAATTGATTACTCTCTACAATATTACACACTAATGTATAAAAATTAAACACCAGAAGGATCCACATCGCCCATATGTTGTTGCCTAGTTTCTATAAAGGATAAATGTAATGACATCTGTGTTGGTGTGCCTTGTTCCCCAGCTACATTAAATCTCCCCTCTGAACCATAACCAACTCGACAATTAGTTAAAACCCAGTAACTATTAAACACAAGTGCGGTATTCCGCAAATCGATTTTATAATATCCAGGCAATACCCACTGAGTAGACCCAGAACCATGTTTTTTTGGAAGCATTAATTTTCTAAAATTAGTGATGATCTTTCTAACGTCGTTATATTCGTTAGCACTCTTTGGGACAAAATTAAAGTTAATAGAAAACTCTCTGAATCCAATTCCATTAAACATAACTGACCTATTATTCTTTTTAGCTAATCCTCTAGCCGCCAGCAAATCTTTACCAGCACCTTCTTGAAATGTGTCACCGAATGATTTCATAACTGAACTAAACGCATCAGATGTCGGAAATTTGGATCCGGGGGTATTAACATTTGCCATCCAATTTCTAATAACACTTCCGTCCTCACTCGCCCATTGCGCCTCATTTGCCATTTCAAATCCCTCTGGTACATATAATACTATAGTGGCACCCAAATCACCAGCACTTCGTGTGCCAAGTCCACCAAGGTTTTCCTGCATCACCTTATTAAAAGCTCTCCCAACATACTTTCCAGCACCTTTAGCAGTGTCCATAATTGCCGATCCGGCAGAACTAAAAGGATTTGCTGATGATAAAATTGTTGAAACGCTCTCTAGAAGATTATCAGATACCGCATCATTAGCTATATTTTGTATATTCTGTTTAAGAACCTTTTTATAATCTTCTGTCATGAACCCAGTCGCCTTTGTGCCACCAAACATGGGTGTAAATTCAAGATATGGCGCCGCTTGATTCTGAATACCGCTTGGATATTCCAATGTCACACCTGTACCATCTTGTGGCGCCAGCGTCACATTCATCAAAGAATCTATACTAGTTAATTGTGCTTTTGCTTCCTTTCTCTCAACGTGGGTATTGACGAAGGGTCTTTTTGTTTGTGTTGTCCGAGTAACATTAGTAGATGGATTAAAAGAAGACTGCATGCCTGGCATAGCTTGTTGCAATGGTTTGGTGTGAAATTGTTGAGGAACGAGTGTTTGATCTTTTGGATTCTGTTTGGGTGATAGTTGCTGATTTAAACCTTGAAATACTGTATTCAGTTCTGAAATATTTTTACCTCTAACCTCACTTAATGCAGCGGCAGTTGACTGAGCATTAATCTCTGCCGCAAGTTGTTTTGCAGCAGACGACTGAGTATCCTTTGCTTTTTGCATTGCTACTAATGATATATTCCCGTTATTGTCTGCTAACGGCACCATAATAATATCTGTGTCGGGTGTTGAATATTTCTTAGCATCATTATTCGGTTGAGGTATGTTTGGATTGGTTGCTTTAAGTGCTACCGTAAATTCGTCGGTTTCTTCAAAAGCAGTATCTCCCCAATTATCCTCATAAAAATCTCTTCCTTTTGACTCTGTTATCTCTACAGTCTGTCCATTAGATAATGTCTTTTCTAATGGAAATTTCATCGGAATCGGTCCACCAGGTAGTCTAATCGTTTCTCCACCACGGTGAGACATAATACCCATAGCCTGTGCCATTGACTGTAACTGATCTTGTGACAAACCTGTCTTTAATTGATATGCATCAACTGCCCCTTCTTCACGAGCATCATCCATATCATCCGCATAATTGGATTTTTCAACATCAAATATCTGACCTTGCACTAAATCACCGTTACTCTCATAACGCCAAAGATCGCTCATAATAGTCGCAATTTCGTTAAGATTTAATTTTGGTTCCTGAGTTTCATTATTTTCTCTTTTCAAAAGGTCTGGAAATATTTCAACTAAGTCATCAGCACTAACAAATCCCATGCTAGGGTCTAAGGTAATACCTGGGTCATCAAAAGTCTGAATACTTGAATCAAAAAAATCTGAACCAGATTCCTCCCATGGCGCAACCACCGGAGTATTATAAGAAGGAAAAAGAGATGAATTACTGACCCCAGGGTTACCTCCTCCCCCACCGCTCCCCCCTTTCTTTCCAAACTGATCTTGAGTCGAAGAAGAGTAGTTATTCGATGCCGTTTCTCCATGTGGTAAAGAGTCTTCATACTCTTCAATTAAACCATAGTCTGAAGACATACCTATAAATTGGGATTTATCAATCCCCGTATCTTTTTTAAATTGGTCCCAACTATAAGAACCATCAGGACCAACGAGCGCATCGATTCCCTGAGTAGATATCTCGTCGAGATACCATTTAAGTTCTGCTACATTGATACCACCAGCATCAAATGCGTCATTGATATCAGTAAAATCAATCTCGTATAATATTTCATCCATGGACATTCCCATTTAACACCCCTGTCTATCCTAATAAATTTAATTCTTATAAATATATATATTTAGTAATTAAATACAATGAGATTTTATAAAGGCAAATACAAATTAAAAAATATTAATAAATATATAGGAAATAAAAACAACATTATATACAGGTCATCATGGGAAAAACGATTCATGAAATATTGTGACTCTAATAACAATATAGTGTCTTGGTCTTCTGAAGAATTATATGTTCCCTATGTATCACCAATAGACAACAAATATCATAAATATTACCCAGACTTTTTAATTAAAATTAAAGACAACACAAACCAATTCAAAATAATTATGATAGAAATAAAACCACACAAAGAAACAATTAAACCGTTACACGGGAAAAGGAAACGACGAACAACATTTTTAACAGAAATGAGCAAATGGGCAGTTAACTCTTCAAAATGGCAATACGCACAAAAATATTGTCAAACAAGAAACTGGGAATTTAAAATACTAACAGAAGAACATATATTATGAGTAAAACTAATTTTAAACAATTACTACAACGACTGTCATCGTCTGGAATAAAGGCAAACACACATAAAGCTAGAGAGTGGTTCAGATCTAAAGTAAGACAATCTGGTATAACTAGAACAACCCTGATGTTAGACAAGGAAAGGTTTAGTTCTGCTATCACTGTCGGGAAAATGTATTGTTATTATTACAGCCCAAAACACGCAAAGATATTGCCTTACTATGACGAGTTCCCATTGATATTTGTGGTTGACATTAACAAGGGGGGGTTTTTAGGAATTAATTTGCATTATGTTTCTCCAAGAGACCGGTTGATTATAATGGAGTCACTATCAACAATTACAAATAACAACCGGTACGACAGAAGTACGAAACTGGCTCTATCATATAACGTATTAAAAAAAATATCTAAATATAATATAATAAAACCATGTGTAAAACAATATCTAATCTCACATGTAAGAAGTAATTTAATGAACATAGAAGCAAATGAATGGGATATAGCTATATTCTTACCGGTACAAAAATTTAAAAAATCATCTCCATCTAAAATCTGGAATAGGGGTGTATGAATAGACTATGATAAAAAATATAACAACTAATTTTCATGGAGAATAAATATGCATTATATGAAGTTAGACAAATTCATATCAAGGATATCATCACATACTAAAACAAACCGATATCAATTAACGATAAATTCGAAGGAAGGGAGTAGTGTGTTCTCTGGATCAGTTAACCCAAACGATAATACAGTTATGTATATAAAATCATTTGATTTGCCAGGTATTTCTATATCAACCACCGAAATAATAGACGGAACTGGACCTGTCAGAAAAATACCATATACTACAACATTTGAAGATATAACATTTACTGTGATACTAACAGATACGAACAATCCGTTTTGGTTGCGAGACAAAATTTGGAGTCGTATTGATAAAATTTCCCCATCCAAAGATGTTCATGCTGCAGATGGTAAATTCAGACCTATGATGTATTATGAAGAAGTTGCAATAAATACATTAAGAATAGATACTCTATCGGAAAACGATAGTGTATCTAGTTCAGCGGTATTTCATAAGGCGTATCCTATTGCAATAGGAGCAATATCATATGCATACTCAAATGACGAACCCGCCACTGTGGATGTAACTTATGCATATGAATACTGGGAACCTTTAGATCCAAAGAATATACCATTCGCCAACTTATGATTAGACAGAGGTAAATATTTCAAATAAGTGACATCGACAAAAAATAATGAAAGACGTTATAAACAATGAAAGGAAAAAAAATTATGAATTTACCAAAAATAGAAACATCAATATATGAATTGACAGTACCATCATCAAACGAAATTATAAAGTATAGACCCTTTTTAGTAAAAGAAGAAAAAATATTATTAATGACAAAAGAAAGTGAAAATCCAGACGCATTAGAAATTTCAGTTGTAATAAAACAAATTGTTAATAATTGTATACTATCTGATGTAAATATAAATGACCTTGCAACATTTGACTTGGAATATATATTTATAAATTTACGATCCAAATCGGTTGGAAATACCATTGATTTAATATATGACCACGACTGTCCAAATGATGAAAAAACTAAAAATATACCATTTATCGTAAATTTAGATGATGTTGTCGTGGAAGATATTAATCCAGATAGTAATATTATAAAAATAACAGATGATGTATCTATTATTATGAAATACCCAGATTATGATCTAATAAAAGACTTATATTCTAATAATGAAGATAATAACAAAAAAATAGAAGATACAGAAATAGTTATTCGTTCAATGAAATATATTACTGAGAATGATAATAAACATCTTGTGACTAATTATTCAACTGAAGAAGTCACAGAATTCTTAGAATCACTCACTTCTAATCAATTTAAAAAAATCTTTTCTTTCTTCAATACTATGCCGGCAACTTCATATAGAGCAGAATTAAAATGTGAACATTGTGACTTTACACATGACGCACACTTGACAGGAATAGTTGATTTTTTCGTATAAGTCTATATCATGATACATTATTTGAACATTATAAAACTAATTTTGCATTGATGCAACACCACAACTATTCGTTAACCGAATTGGATAACATGATACCATTTGAACGAGATATATATATATCTTTATTATCACAGCATATTTTAGAGATGAAAAACAAAAAATAATATGATAAATAAAATAATCAAACTGGCAGAAGCTATAGATTCATTAAGAATATTTCCAAGAATATTTATATCTATATATATGATTTTATTATATAAATCAATTATATGGTTTATGAATCTATCAGCACCAACATCAGAACAAGCAGCATTAATATCAGTCATTACTGGTGTTGGTGCTGCTTGGTTTGGTTTATATATTGGATCAGGAAAAAAATAAAATAATAATAAAAGAGAATTAATATGCCTTCATTAAAATCAACGACTAATAATGTTAAATCATCAAATTTAAATGATGTCGTAACTGAAAATACAAAAAATTTGTCATCAAAAGAATCTCAGAAATTATTAGATGAAATTAAACAATCTCTTGATAATACAAATATAAATGATAATAAATCATTAAACCAATTACATACGTCATTATCTGATATATCTAACTATATTAATTCTAATACAAAAATAACAGAAAACGAACATAGAATATTAAAAAATATAGTACAACAACAATCTAATATAATAAAAAATGAAACTTCATTATCTACAAGAATATCAAAATCACTTTCAGATAAAACAAATGCCATAGCTGATAAAGGATTTGATTTTGACGCATCTACTATTGGAATCATGATGCAATCTCCTGCAATTGCATGGATACTTGGAAAAATGCAAAAAGGCGTGGAATCTGGAATTAACAAATATAGAAACAAAAAACAAGAAGAACAAAGACAAAAAGAAGAATTTGAATCTAGAAGAAATAGATTCAATAGTAAACAGGAAGTTGAAGTTGATGTAAACAAAAATTATCTCCCTGATTTAGCAAAAACATATTATACATACAAAATGCATGGTATGATGAAATCCATGACTAACACCAATACTCAAAGAAAACCAGTTAACCCAAACCCATTAGTGGGACCTACATACTCAGATAACAGTTCTCCCACATCTATAGAATCTATAATGGAGAATAAAAGAAGTGCAACTAGAATATATAAAGTATTAAAACATATAGATAAAGATTTACATAAAATATTAAAATGTGTATGTAAAAAATCTAAAAAGAAAAGAATGACCAATCCAAACAATGATTGGAATTTAGACCCCTTTAAGATATATGCAGCGTGGAAACTTTACAAATGGTTGAGAAAACATTTCAAAAAACCAGC